GTGAATAATATTCTGAAAGATAAAGGATATGAATTTATCCCAAAAAATAAATTTCAGGCAGCAATAGCATTGAGGCAGAAAATATACACTAGGCATTTAATAATTTGTGAGACTATTTATGGAACAAATTGGAATGTTGATTTTATAGTGAATAATCCTGATGGAAAAATAATAACACTAATTATTGAATGTAAGTGGCAACAAAGCAAAGGGAGTGTTGATGAGAAATATCCTTATCTTGTACATAATATAAAAGAAAAAAGTCCGTATCCAGCAATTATAATTATTGATGGAAATGGATATAAAGCTGGTGCTAAGAAATGGCTTGAAAGGCAAATAGATAAGAAGTTACTTGGTGTATTTTTAATGGGAGAGTTTACTAGGTGGATTAACTTAAATGGATTTTAGAAGAGTCAATAAACTTTTAGGAATATTATATATTGACTTTATAGGTATATAAGCATATCTTTACATACATACAAATATATATAAAGATATAACAATATGCGTATAATAGCTATACTTAATCAAAAAGGTGGTGTTGGTAAGACAACACTTGCAACTAATATTGCTACAAAATTGCATATTGATAATGAAAAAGTAGTTTTAATTGATTCAGACCCTCAAGGTTCTGCAAGAGATTGGCACGCTTCTGGTGATAATGATTTACCAGTAATTGGTTTAGATAGACCAAATTTAGATAAAAACATACAAAAAGTAGCTGGTCAATTTGATTGGGTAATTATTGATGGTGCTCCACAATTAGCAGAAATGGCAATATCTTCTATTAAATGTGCAGACTTGATAATTATACCAGTTCAACCATCGCCATATGATATATGGGCATCTTCAGACTTAGTGGATATTATAAAGCAGCGTCAATCTTTAACTGAAGGAAAGCCTAAAGCATATTTTTGTATCAGTAGAAAAATAGCTAATACAACGTTAAGTGATGATGTACAAGATGCTTTAAATGGCTATGAGTTATCAGTAATGAAATCTAGTACATCTCAAAGAGTAGTTTATCCAAAATCAGCAGCTCAAGGAAAAAGTATATTTGATGCTCCAAAAAATCTTGACGCAATTGAAGAGATTACCAATATAGTAAAAGAATTAAAAGAAATATTATGAGCTTATTAAAGTCAGGTAGACCATCTGCCAAAGTAAAAATAGATAAAGTAGAAACGATGAAAATGAATATAAATATAGACAAAGTTTTCCATAAAGAGATAAAGAGATACGCATTAGAACATGACATTACTGTTACTGAACTCATCCTTATATCTTTACGTAAATATATAAATAAAAAAATATAACTTTATATCTATATGACTGAACAAAAACCAACTCTAAAGCTAAAACTATCAGGTGAAGCTCTACTAAGATTACAAGCAAAGATACCTAAACCAAAACCACCCGAGCCAAAACGTTCTGATATATTTGTAGGCAAAGGCGGTAAGGTATCAGCTAATAATGCACTAAACAAAGCTCAAGCGAAAAGAGAAGCTGAAGCTAAGGCAAAAGAGGAAGCTAGATTAAAGGCATTGCAGCCTAAGACAGAAAAAGAAAAGTTTTTAGAATCACCTCTTGATATAAACCAGTATTTTATACTATTAAAACAACTACAAAAATCTAACTATAGAGCATTTCCACGAAAGGATAAGCCAGCAAAGCCACTAGCTATTGGTATACATAAGGATATAGCGAAGGTATTTGGGATATCCAATAAAAAAGCCTTTTATTTTTGCCGTATGTATTGTGGGACAAAACGTTATAAAAATGCTTGTGTAAAAGGAGCTATAAGACGTACGTTAAAAGGTAAAAATGCTGGTACTGTTGATTAAACACCTCTAAATAGCTTGGTAAAGCCTAGCAAATATGTTATAATTCTTGCGTAAAGATTTTTTAAATTGCGAGAAAATGACAACACTTTCTTATATTGCCCGATGGGTAAAACGTTATATTTTGCACAAATCTTTTTTTCTAGGTTTGTGTTTATCCATCGGGATATTTTCCCCATATATATTTGGCAATGATAATTTAGCTGAAGAGATAGCTGAATTATTTATCTACAAAGAAACAGGTGTATTTTTAGACTTTACTCCTCAATCCTCTGAAGCTGTATCAAAAGAGTTTCAAGAAATTGTTGATTTATCGGGAAAGCAAGGAGGGAAACATTAATGCAAGTTTCTCAAAAAGGAATAAATTTAATCAAAGAGTTCGAAGGATTTCATCCTACTCCCTACAAATGTCCTGCTGGCAAGGATACTATAGGTTATGGTCATGTTATTATTAATCCATCACCGATAACAAAAGTAACTGAAGAAGCAGCGTACAATTTACTTAAAAATGATTTACTAAAAATTGAATACTACCTAAAAAATATTATTAAAGTAGAACTATCAAAGGGGCAATTTGATGCTCTTTCTAGTCTTATATACAATTGGGGTTTTAGAAATTTTGGAAATTAAAAGGTTTAAAAGCTTTAAATGAAACTAATTATTCTAAAGCAGCTATAGAATTTTTTAGCAAAGAAAAAGGTGTAGTAAATATCAAAGGTAAATTCTCAAAAGGACTATACCGAAGAAGGCGAGCGGAATTGGAGCTTTGGAATGAAGAATAAAAGTAAATATAAAAATATTCCTACTGTTGTCGATGGTATTAAGTTTGATTCTAAGAAAGAATCTGAACGCTATAAACAATTAAAACTGTTAAAGCAAATTGGCGAAGTTAAAGAGTTTGAGTTGCAGAAATCCTATAAGCTAGCTGGTCGTTATCGCTATGTATGTGATTTCTTTGTTAAGTGGAGAAATGGAATTGAATGCGTAGAAGATGTCAAAGGCTATAAAACTAAAGTATACAAGCTTAAAAAAGCTTGGATGAAAGATAAATATAACATAGATATTTTGGAGATTTAATAATGAACAAACTATTTATAACAGCCATTCTAATATTAACCAGCATAGCTTCTACTCTATCAGCAAGAGCTGAAGAAGGTATGTATTTAAAACTAGCAGCTGGCTTAAATCATATCAATAAAAGCTATCATAAGGATAGTCTCTATAGTGGAGAATTAAAACTCAAAAGGTTTTTTCCTGTAGTAGGTCTAGGTGTAGGTTATGAATTTGAAGATAACTTACGTATAGAAACCATGATTGACTATTATTTTTTATTCTCTCAGCGTGAGACTTCAAAACTCCATAACGATGATGTCAAATTTCATTTAAATTTAGATACAAAAATAAGTGATCTTGTAGTCAATATTTATAAAGGTTACAAGATAAATGACAAATTAGTGCATTATATTGGTATAGGAGGTGGAATTTCTTCTATACAGGATGAAGGCACAGGGTTTATGCAGCAAGATGGTCTACATACTGTTCTTGCCCCAGCTTACGGCAAACACGTATACAGACCAACCTATAGATTTATGTTAGGAACAAGCTATGAGCTACATAAAGGTATAAAGTTTGAACTAAGCTATAATTACCTAATGCTTGGTCAAAATAAGCCTCAAAAGATAGAAGGCGTAGATAATATACGTAAGCGTCAATTTAACGTACATAATACAACACTAGGAATAAGGTTCTCATTATGAAACATCAGGGTTATTTAGAATTACAAAGAAAGAAGGAAGCCGAAGCTTTAGTACAAAATGAACTAGCTAACTTACGTAATCAAGTTGCTACTCTGCAGGCTCAAAACCTAGAAAAAGATAAAGTGATTAATTCTCAAGGTTATACAATAAATCAAGTAAACAATCAGCTTAACTCTTTACAAAATGTTATATCTAATAAAAATACTGAGATTGGTTCTCTTCAAAAAGAAATAACTACTCATAAAAAATCAATTAATACTTTAGAACAATCTTTGAAACAAAGAGATAGTATAATTGAACTTATATCAAAAAGTGTTGATGATTTACGCCTAGAAAAACAAGAATTAAGAGAAGAAAATAAAAATCTAAAAGATTTATTATCTTCTAATGAAGAAAAGTTAAAGGAAAAAGATTTTCAACTTTCTTTAATTCAAAAACCAATAAGCGGACTTGATGAGTCAAATATAGATATTGATAAAATATTTGATCAATTTAAAGGTAATCAAACTATTCAATCTGAATATATAGAGAAGTCAGAATCTAAATTAGTTGGTGAAAACTCTAGTTTTTTAATTTTGGAAGAAAATAATGAAAATATTTAGTTTTTTATTAAAAAAAGTAGAAACAACTGGATTAGCTATATTAGCTGTTGTTAGTTTATTTTTACTTGGTCGTAACAGCAGACTTTCTAAAAAAAATAAAGCATTAAACAATATTAATACTAATCAGAATAAAACTATAGAAATACAAAAAAAGGTAATAAATGTTGCAAAGAATACTAGCTCTACTGATATTGACGGCAATATCAAGCGGATGCGTGAGAGGAAGCTGTAGTGGGTTAAAAGGTTCTGACTTACCAAATATGCCAATAGCTGGTAAAGATGTAGCAAAGGAGTTGGAAGAAGTCTGCCAAGGTAACAAATGCCTACACTTGAATAATTGGCTAAATGAATTGTATTTTTTTAAACAAGAATATCTAATATACAAAACTTATGAGGAAAATTCATGAAATATTTAAAAAAGCTACTGGACACATTGAGAAAAGATAGAAGTTATATAAAGGATTTATTCATTATAATAGTTATAACTCGTCTTATGTTTTTAGAAGATAATACGCTAGCTTTACTTGCAGAAATTGTAGGTGGATTAGTGCTAATATTCTATACTTCAGAAAATAGAGATGTAGAATAATTTACTATAAGTTAAGATATACCAAGATGTGGAAAGAACGCAGCTTTAACCAATAAAGGAGTTATAAATCCAATAATCACCCATGAAAGCCATTTCATATTAGTTTTTAATTCAGCAATATCTTCTTTTACTTCACTTCTTAATTCAGCAATATCTTCTTTTACTTCACTTCTTAATTCAGCAATATCTTCTTTTACTTCACTTCTTAA